TGTCGGCAAACGCGCCCGAGGACGAGGACTGGATCGTGTCGGCCAGGTTCGCAGCAACGGTCGTGTCGCCGAACTGGCAGAAGCTCCAGCGCGTGTCCGAGCCGCCGTTGTAATCCCCACCAGATGCCCGGGTGCGGTCGGTCCACGACGTGCCCGACAGCTCGTAGAGCTTGGCCGTTGTGCCAGAGAACACCCGACGCGTGCCATCGAGCTTCGTTGCCACCGTCGCCCCGATGCAGGCAGCAGACAGGGCCGCAGCGGTGGCGTTGATGGCAGACGGAGCGCCCTTGAACCCGGATTCAAACGGGATCACGGCGCTGCAGGCCGTGAAGATCCCCGGGGTGTTCGGGTCGCTATCTGGCGCGAGGCCAACGATGGGGGTCATCGAGCCCTCACGGTGAGCGGACCGCCGCCGATGGCGTTGGCGTTGTCGGCGCCCTGCACTTCCTCCAGAAGCGCCTGCGCTCGCGCACCGGCCGACTGCATCAGCGCGGCATCGCGCACGTACATCCCGGCTTCGGCCAGGCAGGCGAACAGGTACAGATCGGGATGCGAGGTGAGCAGCCAATTGCTCTCGTTGTCGTTCAACGAGGGGATGGCCGTGTAGTAGGTGCCCGTAACGCTCCCGGAGGTCGGCCAACAAAGCACCTCGGAGCCGCTGACGGCGAAATACAGAGGGGCAGTTGCTTGCGTGGGCTGCGAGCGGATCCACTCCAGCGGGCGCGGCTCCAGCGTGTAGCCCTCGGCGCTGTCGTAGCGCAGTTCCTTGAAGGCCAGGAAGCCATCAGGCAGCGTCACGGCGCCATCGGTCAGGGCCGTGCTGGCAAGCGTGGCCTCCATGGCGCGAACGCGCAGCGTGCGGTTCAGCCGCGCCTCGACTAGGGCAATGATGTCGCTGCAGCGGGCGGCGAGGTCCGGCCGGTTGAGCCAATTGACCAGCGCCGTCCGCAGTTCGGTGGAGGTGCTGATCGCCATGTCAGACCTTCCGGTTGTCTTTCAGGTACTTCTCAAAAGTCACGAACGCCGGGTTTTTCTGCAGCCACTTGCGGACCTCTTTTTTGTCGAACGATCCGTCGTGACGCATCATGGTTGCCAGTTCGGCCATGGGGACGAAGCCGACATGCCTGCCCACATCGCCCCAGCGCTCACCGCGAGTGATGGCGCGCAGCTCCGCCGCTTCCTCAAGGAACGGCTCGGCGTCATAGGTCTTCTTGAAGACCAGTTTTCCGTCTTCCTCGTGCAGTTCGGTGCGGATGCCCTGCTCCCGATTGATGTCGAGAACCTTCAGCGTGTCGCTCATGCTTTCTCCGGCGCTTCGCAGCGTTAAGAGGTTGTTTTGCTTGTGAACTCACGCGAGCGCACAAGAAAAAGGAGCCCCGAAGGGCTCCCATGAGTCGAAGTTCAGTCGATTACGACAGGTCAGCGACTTTGCCGTGAGCCTTTTCGGAAGTCACGACAGCGCAGCACTCGACCGACACGAGTTCCTTGTCGGTGTGGCCGGTCTTGGCGAGCGGCTCCGTCTTGAACTCTTGCAGGTAGGCAACGCCGTAGTGCTCCTTGTTCAGCACCAGGGCGTCCGTGCTGTTGGCGGTGGCCTGGACGTAGTTCGGCACGATGGTCAGCTCGCCGAAGTCACCCATGTAGATGTCAGCGCCACCCACGATCACGCCCTGCTTGCGGCCATTGACCTGGTAGCGGTTCACGGCGATGCCAGAGAAGCCCGAAAAGGTCTGCTTGTGGGTCGGAGTCACCGACACAAAATCCGGCTCTTCGCCGCAGTTCGTGTAGATGGACGCCAGAACCGTCTTCAGCAGGGTCTCGGTGAACGTGCGGGGCGTGCCCGCGGTCGGAGCCGTGGTCGCAGCGCCCGACGTGTGCGACGGAGTGGAGCCGCCAGCGCCGCTGGAGATGTTGGAATACAGCATCGCCGCGATTCCAGCCGACTTGCGCGCCGTGGTGCTGTTGCCAGCAACCGCAGCGTTCTTGGAAATCAGCATGGCCTCTTGGTCACGCTTGACTTCCGGGATCGCCTTCTCTGCGATCTGGTACTTCATCTCGTTGGAGCGGCCGGCAGACTTGGTGGCCTGCTGCGAGGTCGTCACCACGGCAACCTTGTCGAACAGCTGCATGTAGTTGCCAACGCGGTCGGTCGCGGTCAGGGCGGTGCCGGTGCGGTCATCGCCTTCGATCACGGCATTGTCCTTGTTCGGCGCAGCCAGCGCGTCACGCTGCCACTCATGGAACTTGGCGGTCGCCTTGAAGCGGCGGCCCATCGAGAGGACAGGGGTCTTCTCGGGCGAGACCATGTAGATCTTGTCCTGCAGGTCCTCGCGGTTGCCGACAGCATCGTAGGTGTCAAAGGTGTTGGTCGGTTGCGTCACGATTCAATCCTTCAAAGGAAGTTGACCAGCTCACTCGCGCGGCCGGTGGCCTTCAGGCGCTGAAGTGCAGCTTGGTTCGGTTTCTTGGGTTGCGGAGCAGCGGGCTTGACAACTTTGGGAGCGTCAGCCACTTTCTGCAGCGCCTTGGGCTTCGCGGTCTGCAGCTCGCGCCACTTCATCGCGTCGTGCAGCAGATGAATCGCCCGGCCATCAGTGATGTGCGAGAGTTCCTCGTCACTGAAGCCGTATTTCTTGCCCGTCTCACGCAGTCTCGGCACCGCCTCTTTCAGGTTGAATCCTGGGATTTCCTTACTCAGGTAGTCGAGCGAGTTCTTGATCGATTGCTCGCGTTGCTGCTGGATGGACTGTTGGCGTTCCTGCTCTAGTCGTTGTTTTTCAGCCTGGATCGCTCCAAGCGTCGAATTCAACTGCTGGGCCTGCGCCTGCAGTTGGACGAAACGCGCCGGATCGTCGCGCGACAACTGAAGCCAGTTGACGTTCTGAAGCTCCGGTGCGGCGGCCTGCATCACCACGCTCTCCAGTGCCTCCAGTCGCTGGACGGCTTGCTGGCGAACCTGGCTGACGGCCTGTTGAACCTCGTCTTGCTGCTGCTTGCGTTCTGCAGCAAGGGCCTGTGCTTTTCGCGTGTAGTCGGCCGACTGCATGTAGCCGGCGGCGAGTTCTTCGAGCGAGAGGTCGCGGTCCTCGTCCTCGCCCGCCTCGTTCTTGATCTTGACCCGGAACTTCTGATCAACCGCAGGCTTGTCCTCTTCCTGCGGCGGCTCCTCTGATGCCTCCTCGGGCTGCGTGCCCTCTACCGGTTCTTCGGCGGGGTCTTCCTGCGGAGGGCTGTCGTCCAGCGCCGCCAGCAGGGCGTTTTCCGGGGTTTCCTGGGTTTCGACTGCTTGCGCTTGGTCGTTTTCCATCTGATTTCCTTGGGGTCGCATCACTGCGATGCCCGCGCACCAAACAAAAACGGACCCGAAGGCCCGTTCAAAGCGGCTGGGTGCTGTTCAGCCGTTAGCCAACCACCCGCCGCAGCAGGCTTTTGCGTTCCTCGAATGCCTTCAGGTTCGTGCTGGCGAGCTTTCCGCTTTCGATGTAACCCCTGAGAAGCACCTCGAACTTGTCCGCTGTCTTTGCCAGCTGCCAGAGAGCCTCTTTACCCTCCTTGTCACGCTGAGGGCAGTCGATCCACACGCGCAGAACCTCGTCCTTGATCGCCTTCAGGGCGCCCTGGAGCATCTCGTCGCTCAGAAGGCGCTGCGCGTGCTCGGCGCGGTTGATGTCGGCCTGCAAGCCACGGTCGTTCATGCGCCATCTCCCGCCGGCATGTCTTCTGCCGCTTCACGCTCTGCCGCCTGGGTCGCTGCCGTTGCCATCTTTGTCTGCGACTGAATGTTGGCCGTCGTGATCTTGGTCGCGGCGTCCAGTTGCGCCTTCCACTGCTGGAAGAGCAGGTTTTGCGCCTGCGTTTGCTGCTCGAGATGCGCCTCCATCGCGCGGATGCGAGCGTCCATTTCGGCCTTGGCCCGCTCGCGCTCGGAATCGCGGGCGTCGTTGGTCGCCTGAAGCTCCAGTTCGGCCTTCTTCTGGGTCAGCGCAACCTCGTTCTTGGCCTGCTGCAGGCCCATCTGGATCTGCCCCTTCATCTGCTCCAGAACGATCTGAGGCGGCGTTTGCGGCGGCTGGTCGGGAACCGTCTTCGGGTCGCTCCAGAACTCCTCGGGGTTCTTGAAGCCGGCCAGCTCCGCCAGGCGGGCGTGCACGTTGTAGATCTTCTCCGGATTGACCAGCTTCGGGCCGAACGGGCTTTGCGCAATGGCGATCTGCGCCTGCGCGATGCCCTGCAGAAAGACCGTCTGCTGCATCGTGTCACCCGTGCCGATGCCAACATTGATGGTCATGTCGTAACCGTCGCGCCACTCCTGCGGGTCGTAGTTAACGTACTGCCCATTGAGGCGGAACGACAGCTTCTCCATGCAGTAATCCGTCAGCGTCTTGAAGATGCCCCGGAACATGGGCTTCACAAGGCACTCGGCCATGATCCGCGCCATCATCTTCATGCGCTTTTGGCGCTCGTTGGACTGCTTGGAAACCTCGGTTGCGGTCTTGTTCAGGGCATCCGCGTCCAGGCCGGCGACAACGGGCGAATAGCCGGTGCGCTTTTCCTTCAGCTGCGCGACCATCTCCACCATCGGCATCGCCTCGATGCCCTGCCAGCGCTCCGTGTAGGGCCGCACAGCGTTTGGCACTTGCTCGCGGATCACCCCACCGACACGGCGGTTGAGCAGGTCATCGATGTTGGCGCGCGGATTGCCCTGCGCATCGGTCAGAACGACGGTTTCCTGATTGTTCGCCAGCGCCAGGTTGTCGATCTGGTTGCGCAGGATGTCCGTGGTGATCTTCTGGAAGTCCGTCACCAGATCGGCAACCGAGATCCCGTCGAACTTGTGCGTGAGGATGTACGGCGTCCAGGCCGCAATCGGCACATGCGAGAACTCCTCGCATTCGAGGATCTTCTTGCCCAGCCGAATAACCTTCAGCCGCTCGGCAACCCCGTCGCCATCCCGGTCGCACAGCACGTACTCTTCGCGCAGCCAGCCACGCACCATCGTCGGATCGAGGTCGTTCGACTGGCGGGAGGCGTCCTGCGAGCGGATGTTGTCGTAGAACTCCTGATCCTGGGTCGAGCCGTCCGAGTGCGCGGCCTTGACATCATCCTCGGTCACGTCAAAGCCCATCTCGTTGATGTCCGAAAGGGTTTTCAGTGACTTGTGGCAGACGTAGGGGCAGTCGTCCAGCAGGATCGAGTTGTGCCTGGCCGAGACTTCCAGCTCGTAGGCCGGCAGGGCGACAACTCGCACTTGGCCGCGCTGCTTGATAGTCTTCAGGCGCACCTTGTAGCGCAGGGGCTTGCCCGGCAACGTCACGCCCATCATCGCTGCGCTGGCGATATGCAGATGCTCCTCGGGCGTGTAGTCTGGCTCGATCTCTTCCTTGCCGATCACCTCGGCGTCAGGATGCGTGATGAGGTGCAGGGCGATCTGCATCTCATCACCGATGAACGTCTCGAAGTTGGGAGTGCGCTTGACCTCCCAATACCACTTCATGCCGCCCGTGCGCAGCATCAGGGCGTCCTTAGCCGCCGTGTACAGCAGCAGGAAGCCGTTGTTCTGCTTGTAGAAGACGTGATTGCAGGCGTTGGTGGCCTGCTTGGCGCCCTCCTCGTCGTTCTTTTCCACCGGATCGAAGACGACGGCCTTGTCCGAGGAGACAAACACTTCCACGAGATCGGGCAGGATGCCCTCTACGGTGTCGAAAACATCCGAGGTGACAACCTGGGAGCGCCCGTCCTGCTCCGTCCCATAGGGATAGCGCAGGTAGTCGCGCATGGCCTGCTCACGCGAGGCGGCCAGCACCCCATCGTTGTAGGCGAACGCCTCGGCCTGCTCCGCCTCCAGGAATGCGAGCAGGTCGTCCTCGGACATCTTCGCCATCAGTCAGCCTTTGCTTTCGGCGGGCGGCCGGGGCCGCGCTTTGGCTTGCCCGTGGTCACATCACGCCTCGCCGCCTCCAGCATGGGAGCGACCGTCGCGGCCAGCTCGGGATCGCCCTTGGCCTGCTCCGCCCACGCCTCGTATTCGTCGGGCATGGGCTGCGCGGCCTTGGGCTCGGCAAACAGCGCCTCCAGCTTCTCGGCCAGCTGCTCCTGCAGCGGATGCCCGAAGCGGCCCATCGCCGTCAAGCGACAGGCTTGCATGATTTCTTCTTTGTTCA